ACCCTTAGCCTATTCTTTTTAAAGAAATACCCTTGTGGGCATCCAGTGGTGGCCAAAACCGCATGCTCCTGTGAGGGAGTGATTGGGATAATTCTATTGTAGTTCTCGTTGTGAGGAGTTCCAGACACGATCACATCAAGGCGCTGAAGCTTCATAAAGTTATCAGGCAAGACGTAGTCCTGTTGATTAACGTTCAAAGGAGTTGTGGAGCAAATGGTGTAATAGTTCTGCCCTGCTAAAATTAAGCTTTTCTGACACTCATATTGAGCGTTGTTAAGCCACGTATGAACCTGCGCTGGTGTGAAATATGTTAATTGAAGATCATCCAACCAATAAGAAACTAATTGGGTAAGTTCACCGAAATTCATCGTTTACTCCAAACAAATTTCAATGTTTGGATCCACATCATATGGACTAGGGCATTCGCCCCACACCGTGACCACAGGATAGTCATCAGTATTCCAAATATCTGCACATCCCCAAAGAAATCCATAAGTCAAAGTTCCAATGGCAGAGATTGTGTTGTTTCCGGTTAATCCGTTTGAATTTAATGCATTTCCGTTAACCGTTACATCCCACTGTTGGGCCATAAACACTCACCTCTATCCAAAGAGTTGTTCTCACAGATTCCTGAACACGGTTTTTCTGTGTTTATGCTCTATATACTCTCATCATTTTAAATAATTTTCTACCCATTCATGGGCAACTGATTCCCAACTGTACTTTTGTGGGTCTACTTTGACGCCCTTCCACTTTTCTTGATCAATAGCCTCGGTAACCGCTTTTGCATAAATCATATGCTCATCCACAGTCACACAGTCCTCATCAATAATTTGACAGGGTATATCCTTTAGCGTTTCAGGCAGGGCTCCATAGTTCCTGACTATCGCGAAAACCCCACAAAGCGCAGTTTCAAGGGCAGATATGCAAAAGGTTTCCAAGAAATTGGTTGGGTAAAGCCAAATAGCCGCATCTTTATAGTGCTGAGGCAACTCACCTTGGGCCACGTTCCCATGAACCTTAATCCATGGCCTTTCAGCAAAAAGCTTTTCATAGCGATCGGCATCCTCAGCCCGACCCATTTGCCGCATGTTCTGAAAGCCGTAGAAAACATGAAGCTCCACTGGATGGGTGGCCCGAACAATGTCACAAATCGCAATAGCCCGATCCAGACCCCTATCTGGGCTTGAAACAAACACAATCTTGAGGGGATTTTTCTCACAGCTATTAATTTCTGTGAATCTTTCAGGTACAATTCCGTTTCTTGTAACCGTTGCCTTATCCTCAGGCACTCCTACCGCATATTGAACATATTGCTTTTGAAACTCACTTAAACACAAGTATTTGTCATAGACCTTGTGGTCCTGACAGCCCTGTGTTGCCAGATCATGTGACCACACTACGGTTTTTGCATCTGTGATCTTAACGTTGTGTCTCCATGCGATATGAAGAGCGGGCTTATGAGCAGAGAAATACTCTTGAAGCTTATTTGTTGGACGATACTCAACTCCAGAGAAAACAGCCTCTTTTTCACGAGGATTAAAGATAATTACTTTTCTGCCTGTAATCTTGTGAATGTGACGGGCCATCTCAATGGCTGCAATCTCACTGCCTCCCACGCCACGCTTTTTAGCCACTTCCTCATCCCACTCATAAAGTCCACCAAGGCATGTGATCACGACATCTTCACAATCCTTAGCAAATCTAAAGCCAAAGACATTCTTTTTAGCTTCATCAACCTGGATCTTCATGTTCTTTGCTTCAAGGTCAGTTGGATAAAGCTCGCAGCACTCTGCAATTTCTCTCTGAGCCTCAATAATCATTCCAAGCTTCATTAAGCAATTGGCGATAGCTTTGCGTGGATAAGCTGTATAGCAATCGGTTTGATTAAAGATGATGCTTGCCATGCCAGGGGTGGTTGTGTCTTTGCAGTTTTTTGCAGCGGAATAAAGCGGGATTGCCTCCAAAAACTTTTGCTGAGTTGTGTATGAATCACCGGCTATGACGTAATACTCAGCACGGTTAGGCGCTAGACTAATCCCCATTAGGGCAACATCGCGCGCCTTCTCATACTGCTTTAGGTTCATGTGAGCATACGCACAATATTGGAGAGCCAGAAGACGATCGGAGAACTCAAGGCTTGGGCTTGCACACGCAAGCATAAACTTTTCAATTGATTTCTCGTTTTGTGAATTCTCAAACAATTCTTTTCCATAATAAAAGAGCATTCTAGCGTCTGGATCTTTAATTTTCTCAATAACTGCAAGATTCCTGCCCTTATCGTTCTTTAAATCTTCAGTGGTTCTCTCGTGCCAAATAGACCAATTAAGTGCGTATGCAATTACGGTGTTTGGAACCGGTGGAACTCCCTCGTGAACGGGATAACACCACTTAAGGCCCATGTTTGGCTTAAAGACTCTCTCACGGGCAAACGTACAAACTGGGTTTCCCCGCCCATCATTAGCATAATGCCATGTGGACAAATGATAATCAGCTAGAGTCATCACTGACTCTTTCCATTTGATAAAAGCTTCTTTGTTTCTCAAGCGATCATCTAGATCCATCCACATCACATATTGATATTTGGATTTATCGACTTGCTCTAAGTTAAAGTTTCGTGCAGCACCGAAGTCATTGATCCAATCAAAGTGACTTAGGTGAATTTCCATGTGTGGGTGTGATGTTTTAAGGGACTCAATGAACTCAATGGATCCATCAGTACTTCCCGTATCTGTGAAATAGATGGCATCAACTGCGCCATCTACAGAGTCAACAAATGATTTAAGATGCTTGATTTCGTTTTTTAAAATAGCACATAGAGCAAGTGTGGTTTTTTTCATAACCACAACTTGGTATGTGCTAGTTAAAAAATCAAGTCTTCGTAGTCAGCGTTGGTTGATTTGTCAGGATTTTAGAAAACAAAAGAGTGCTCGTTCCGGTGGCGTATACTTGCCAGTTGCCGGTCGATTTATTAAAAGTCGCATCTGACTTCCAAAGCTCATCATTTCTTTTCACGTATCCGTAAATAGAATCAGGCGCAGTCGTAGTCCCATAGCTATCTTGTGGAAATCCTACTTTTTGATCAACAGTAGAAATAGGGTCCAGATTACCAACAACATACCTAGAGCTAGGATCAGTGATACTAACGCCTCCATCAGCAACAAAGAATACTGTATAGGTAGCTCCAGGGTCAAAAGTGAACTGGTAAAGACCGGTTCCTGATCCCACCTCTGTGATGGGAGGAGAGACCATGGCCGTTCCACCTTCTGTTAAGAACGTAGAAAACGTGGGCGACAACCCTGTGTAGTTTGATGGATCACCACTACCAAATCTTAAACCATATCTATTTGACATTTTCTTCCCCTTTTAAATGCTCAGTTAAAGCCATAGCTTGCTTTTCATCTTTAACCACAAGAGGTGCAAGCATCTCCATTCTACTTTGAGGATTGGCAATGGATAAGCCTAATTGAAATTTTTTCTCAGCAGAGAACGGTAAAGACTGAAACTCTGCTTTTAAATTGTGCGCTGAGCGAATGGATCTGTACTGTGCAACCTTCTCCCAGTTGCTCTGCTCAGCTTGCTCAATTCCCTCGGGAAACTCAGCCTGCACCTTGTCTTTAAGCTCAAGTCTGATTTTATTAAACTCATCTAACTGTCTTTTTAAATCTTCAGCACTTGTAAGTTGCTCAAAGATAGTTAAATCAGCAAGATCCATATCAGCTTGTGCCTCTATTTTATCCGCTAGACCTTCTGCTTTTTCTAATCGTTCTTTGGCTCGTATATACGTGGCTTGAGCCTTTTTAGCGTTGGCATTAAGCCGCACAAGCTCACACGATCTAGAATAAATTTCCTTGAGAGACTGGTAATATTTTTGAGAATCAGTAAACTTCTCAAACCCATCTCCAAGCGTTCCATAGCGACAAACATATCTTGTCATTCCCAAGCAAAGCTCTTTATTCAAAAGCTCTTTAATTTCTTTTCTAAGCTCTAAACTTGGAACGTCAAATATTTGATCTATGTTTTTAATTAAATCCATGCAGATGTCCCGCCGCCTCTCGCTGTTGCGCTTGATGTTGTTGCAGTAAAAGCCACACCATTACAAACTTCAGAAGTTAGAACCGTTGTCGATCCATTATATCCACCGTTTCCAAGCGCAATGTTCTGTGACTCGTTTCCTGCAAAAAAGTATCCGCCCGACTGATAAGTGTTTGTAATCGCCCCACTCCACGCACTTCCGTTCCATGCATAGGAGGTAGTAGAAATTTTGCACACTCCTGCTCCATTGGCTACAGCACCGTTTGCAGTTGATATAGCCGCTGGAATCACTGTTGCAGACCCAATAGAATTTGAAAGTGTTCTCGTTTGGTGGAGTGTTTGCGGTGTTGATCCCGTGTCAGACCCTCCAACGCAACTCAATAAATTATTCAAAACAAAACAAGAAGGCGCCGTATGGTTCACACCCCACGCTGTCAAAGAAGCCCATGCTCCGTTCCAAGCATCGCACGTTCCTTGTCCACCACCCGCTCCACTTGTATTTGATCCTTTATTACATACAGAATATTGAACAAAGAACGCCCCACCACTCTGTTGTCTTGCAGATCCACGGTTGGTTCCTGTGCTCCATGCAAATTTATTAAACAGCAAGTTTTGTGAATAAACAGAGTCGGCTGAGTTAAGTCCGTCCACTACCTGAAATAACGATCCATAGTTTAACTGTGATAAGCTGGCAAATCTCCCAGCCGTTCCTCCTGTTGCAGAAATTGCACTCCAGGCAACGTTATTAAATTGCTCACCATCAGCAACCACACCCGCTCCAGCATTGTTTGATGTCCCAACTGCTTTAAAGAAAGTGAGAAGATTTGGGTCATCACTGATTTGGCTTGTCACAATGGCTGCCCACTGGTCTTCAATCCTAAACCAAATTCTACCAAACTGATCTAGTGCATTCTTCTTCTTCTGAATCCAAATATCACCATTCTTACCCTGTCTGGGTGTGTCGCTTTGAACATACACTTTTGGGATGTCATCTTGTTGCTCAAAGAACTTGTAGTTCTGCTCGTTCTTAAGCTCCATATTGTCTGGGCGCACATAATCAACAGCTGCGATAATTGCAGTTGCTCCAGCTTGATAAGTTAAACTCACATCATGCCATCCAAGGGCAGCTGATTTCATAACGTTAAAATCAAATGCGATACTTGCCCCATCAAGAGTACAAGCCATCGACCCACCTTGAGTTCCCAAGAACGCAAAGTCAGTTCCATAATACTTAAAGGAAAGTTGAGAGTTTGTTGAGGCACCGAAATAAGCTGCCCCCCCCGCGAATATGTAAGAAGTCCCACGGGTCCAAATCCCAGTCAAATAGAGAGAGTCTGCGTAAGTTCTTTGTAGTCCACCCAAAGGCATAAGAGTTGCACTAACCGCATTGGCCTCACGATTAGCTCTGTCTACAAATGTGTCAAACGATGCAAGCACTCCATAGGAAACCCCAATAGGGTTAGCTTGCTCATAAAGATTAAGCTTTGTAATTGTGCAGTTAATATAACTTTGCCCAGGCGTGAAAACAAAAGAGTTCCAACCAGGTCCTGCTTCACTAAACACTGTTTGTTTGAAGATTCCAGTGGAGCCGAAGTTCTGAGTAAACGCGGTCACTCCGTTTAAGCTAAAAATACCATTGAAGATTCCGTTTGATGAAACCTCAATCTCGGCTGCTGAAAAGTTACCATCTACTTGAAAGAATGCAGCAGTATTTCCGTTAAATCCAAGACCAGGCGTTGCGTTCTGTGCGTTGATCGTTAGGTTGCGACCCCATGCTCTGTATTGAAACTCTGGATCAGAATAAAAATAACTTGCCACTGCGCTGACACCAAAACCATTTGGATCAATAAAGTTGTTTTGGAATGTGAAATCCACTGAGTCTTTTAAACAATAAAGAGAGGCAGAAATAGCAATAGTACTCCCCGCCATCCATGACTTATAAACAGTACCACTCACTCCAATATATAAAGCAGGCGTCACAGTAAGCGTGTCTGTGGATTGGTTTGTAACCATCCCAATATAGAAACTAGATCCAGACGCATACACAATACCACTGCCCACAGGGAAGCTTGCACCATGACCAGTTGTCACATCTAAAAGAGCCCCACCGCTTGCACCCACTCCAACGCTTTGTACGTACGGAGTTTCAACCGTGGTCACTTCATAGCTGAGATTGGCTAATTTATTAACTACTGATTTTGCACCATTTGGTGAGACAACAACGGGGAGATCTAAATCTGTCCCGACCAGTGTTGTAGAGAGTTCTTTATCAATATAAGTACTACCTGGAAATTGATCAATATTGGTGGTTGCGTTTTGAGTATAAACAATCAAGCCAGACAGACTTAAAACGCCATATTGATTGGCGCTAATTCTGTAATCATGGATGTTGTTGGTTTCAAGAGCAGAGTTATGCAAGTAAACGTTATAAAGATTCACTCCGTTGTTTACAGAACCAGCATTAAGAGAACCAAAAGTTAAGTTACTCCCAGCAACCGCATCAGTTGATCTTGCACAAGTTCCCGTTCCATTGGTTCCATTTAGGATCCATGCAACCTGTCTAATAACCCCAGTCACACCAAATCCATCACCAACGTTAATTGCGTCGATAGTCTGTCCTTGGTTTGACTTTCTCAGCCGCACGTTTCCATAAACATAAGCCCTTACATAGGGCGTGCTCTCAGAGAAAATAATCTCATAAGTTGGTTTGTTATCAATCCACTGAGTTCTGTCCTCTAGCTTTTGCAGGTCTTTAATAAAAAAAGTTTTAATTCCGTAACGAGGAGAATCGTCATTGGCAAAGCTATAGGAGAGAGGGTTTGTAGAAAATGTAGAGGTAAACCCATCATTGTTTGTAGCCATTCGTGACGTGTCTAAAAATTGGTCTTTAACGTACTGACCAGATCCGCTGGAGTTTCCTCCTCCAGTGCAACTGGGCTGAAATAATGTTTCAACAGTCATGATTTTACCTCTTCATGTTCATTTGAAAAAAGGGCAAGGGATTTCTCCCTCACCCTCCAATATTTAAAATATTGATATTAAGAATCTAAAGTGAATTGCTTAACGATATCGGATGTTTTTTGAACAACCAAATCAACAACCAATTGGTTAGTAGCAGTGTCAGCCACAGATGTGAATGCTGTGACCAAGTCACCGGCTTGCAATTGGAGGTTTGTAGCTCCAAGAGCACTCATTCCACTCCAACCCTGGTATCCACTTGTTCCAAAAGATTGCAGAACCAGCGTTGAAACACCAAGCGCAATGCTTGTGATTCCAGCTGCTACAACTCTTGCAACTCTAAATTCTACTTGGGGCGCACCAGACAAGCCGAGTGCTGCTACACCTACGAATTGAAGGTTGCAGGCATAAGGGATCAAAGCTACTGCGTAGCTAGTTCCTGTTACAGCCGCAGAAATTCGCGCAGTAAGCACGTCTCTTTGTTGTGGGGTTGCGTTATCACGATTTTGAATAGCCATCTTGTTTTCTCCTTGGGTCGAGCATATCTACACTCGACAAGTTTAAGTCATTTGTTGCCTTTGCAAAATCAACTCTCATATCTGCCGCTCGGGCACGGAGCTCATTTCGCAGGGTTTGTTTTTTAATTCTCTCATTACGTTCTCTGCGCTCACAGAACCTCTGGTAGCCAGTGTCGTCTCTCCAGGAATCAATCTCTTGAATCCTCTCAAGCAAGGGCTCTACCCCCCAATCTACGGGTTTGGAGCCCTCCTGCCAGTCTTCTGTGAAGCTCATAATGAATTGATCAACTGGTTTGGAGTATGCATAAACAACTCCATTCCACTCGAATGTGTCCATGCGAGAGGCCCGTCTCATTAGATTTAAAATCCCACCCATCGTCTGTTTTACAAACAAATCAGGGCTATAGGATTTCACTACTCTAGTTAGATATCGCTCTCGTGCGTACACAGCTAAATTCCTTATGGTGATACGTAGTTAGTTAAGCGCGCGCTTCCAGATGGTTTCTCTGGAAACATGTTGCAGAACAGGCGTAACCGACACTCAAACTGATCAGTACCAGTTTGTGCAATCATGTAGCTTCCTGTTTCATCAGCCCATTCAAATTCTGCGCCAAGAACATACTTCTTCCAACCAGCCATTGTTAAGAAGTTCATTTCGTTTCCTGGGCAATCTTTGTCAGCAACTACAGGGATAGCGCCATATGCAAGGTACGCTTCACCTTTGTTTGCAAAAGAACCATCTCCTGTAACTTTTTCTCCAATGAATCGTTTGTCAGAGATCAAAAGCTTCTCGTAGTAACGTTCAGTAGCGAAATCAGTCATGATTGCAGACACTTTTTCACCAGACTTGTAGCGAGTTTCGTTGATGGTTTGTTTCATCAAATCAAGACGCAATTGCTGTCCAGAAGCGTTTACAACAGTTCCGTTGTACACAGGGTAAGTAGCTCGGTTGATTCCGTAAATAGTGGTGCTCAAGCCATCCAAAGTAGTACGAATACCTTGAATTTCATTGTTATATGCACCAGCACGAACAAGAATGTCACCTACAGCAACAGTTACGTTTTGGTTTAAAGCCAAAATCGCAGTAGCTGTGCCAGTCACAGTATTGATTGTAACGGATGCAGCTTTTTGCACAGAGGTTACGGGATCATAGATATCAACTTCCATGGTTTGGAAAAGGTACTTAGATCCGTCTTCTCCAGTTGTTCTACCTGTAACAGTAATTACAGAGGAGTTAACCGCAGCAGAGGAAACAGTAGCCAAGTCACCGCGACCGTTCCAAAACAACTGACGGTTCACATCGTTCTTGGAATCCACGAGACCTTGTTCCATTTCATATTCCATGATTCCAACAAACGACCCCTTGTCACCTTGCGATGCTTTGATCATAGGACCAGTCACACCGAAACGGAGATAGTTATAGCGAGCAGTGATGATCGCTTGAGTTGTTGTTTGTTTTCCGATCGCTGGCAAGTTACCACCATCGCTAGTGGCACCGATACCAGGGTTACGAAGAACCTTGATAGGACGGTTTACTTGGAGACCATTGAATTTCTCACGGCCCTTTTCAGCGGCTCTGAATAGTGGAATTTCATCATTGAACTGGGATACGATTGGTCCTGCGTAGAAAATCTTTAAGATCCCCAACGCATTCGCAATACTAGCAAATTGGTTTGACATTTAATTAATCCTTTCATTTTTCTAATTCTTGCCACATTAGACGTGACGCCTCTTTAAGGTTTCGAGGTTGAACAGGTGCCATTCCTGGAATCTGCCCACCGGGACCTGGAGACTTCCCTCTAACGTTGGCATCTTTAAGTTTTTGTGTTTTTTGTTGATTGTACTTTTCAGCCAAGCTTTCAAAGCGCTTGTGTGAACGTTCAAATTGCTGCTCATACCACTTAGAATCTGGCTTAGGATTATTGCGCGGATCCTGTTTGTGCTTCTCGATTGCGAGTTGTGCACTGGAAATCACGTCATTCTCATTAGCCATTGGGTACTTGTCATTCATCTTGTCAAAGATTGAATTAATCTCTACTTCAGAAGCACGCACTGCCTGCTCCTTGTAAAAATTATAAACCTCATCAAGACGTGGATCAGAAATCTTCTGTTCAACTTGTCTCTGCTCAGCTTGTTGTTGCTGCTCTTGCTTTTTCTCAGCTTGTTCTTGAACTAATGACAGATAGTCATGATAACTCTCTGGATATAGTTTCTTGAATTCCTCAGCCAAAGCAGGATTAGCTTTAATCTTAGGAAGGTCATACTTCAGAGCTTGAATGAACTTTCGGTCCTCTTCAATCTGCTTTCTTTCTTCAGCTAGAGATTGCGTCTTCTGAGTGTAATCAGATTGCCTCATTAAAGCTGACTTTAAAGATTTTGGGTCCCAATCCTTCCCCTGAAATCGGAACCGCTGAAGTTTATCTAACTCCGTTACTTGAGGATTGATCTCCCCTGACGCAATTTTGTCAGATAATTTTGTTTTGCCATCATACTGTCCGTAATCTTGTTCGGGTGTAGCAGAAGGCTCTGATGAATCTAAATCGTTAAGACTGTCTGTGGTTTGGACTTGGTCTTCTAATAGCATTTTATATATTTCCTTTTCTTACTTCTTAAGCATAGATAATCGAACACGCTGAGCTAATGTCTTTGGTTTCCCGTTTCCATCAGCCATGTCTTCTTCTCTTGTATTTTTAAGCATGAAATCTCGAACTTCCTGCTCGATATCAGCCTTTTCAGCCATATCTTCCTCAGGCTTTTCTCCACTCATCATTTTCTCAATAAGAGAAATGTCTTGAGCTTGAGCTTCATCTTCATGTTCCTCATCAGGGGTTTTGCCTTCAATCTCAATTTCCACTGACGGCTTGTCCATTCCCTCTAAACCTTTAAGCTTACGCTTTTTGAGCGCCTCTAAAAGTGCTTCCATAATTCCCTCCTTAAATAAGACCTTCTGGTGCTATTTCTTGTTTTCTTTCTGCCAATTCACCTGATAGCTGAGCACCTGCTGGTGCCACCTCAGGCATTAGTTCCGCATTCTGTCCAATCTCTTGAGCCATAGTTTCTTGTGTTTTAGCTTGAGCCTGTGCCTGCATTTCAGGAGATACAGGTTCTTGTTTTGCTCCACTCATAATCATTAAGAAGCGTAAGCACTCTTCAATGACTGCCTCTAAAATTTGTTTTGAGACATCTGAGAGAAGAGAGAACTTTTCTGATTTCCTGTAACGATTAAGCTCTTGAATGAAATACACGTGATTATCCATCTCGTGAATGTCAGGCATGTCCCCAGCTTCAATCTGCTCTGTAATGGATTTAAGCATTTTGGCATCTAATGCAGAATCAATGTAAATCTCAGCCACATCACCATACTCAATTTGAGTGAGTACGTTCTGACGAACCTTTGGATCGGCAGGATCTCCAAGCAAACCAGACTGCCAAGCGTTGATGATTTCTTGACGCTTCAACACTTTGCTTCCAGGGATAGTGGAACCACGAACTACAATCACATCGTTATTGCCTTGAAGCTTTTCTCCAAGCACTTCAGATACAACGTATTCATTCTTACCAAGGTATTTCATCTTTCGAGCGGTTACATAGTACTTCTGAATGAAGTCTAAGATATGACCACCTGTAATAGCCCAAGCGTACTCATGCTGCTCAGTCATCACACCAATTCTAGTTTCATCTTGTTCAACTAAGAGCTGCATTCCAATGGCTGGAATCTGAGCGCTAGGCATTTGACCTTTTGAGGGCTCATTGATTCCTGAGATCTCTCCAAACATGGAATCATAACGATCTTGTTGTGTGAAGACCCATTGAGGAATTGTGGGAATATCAAGAGCCCGAGGTTCCCCACCATTAGGTGCAGATGGAACTGGGTCGTATTGCCAGATCTCACCGCTAATCTCACTTGGAGACTCCTGAATGAGTTGGTTGCCTCTAGGCGATAAGAACTTGCCTGCAACGGTTTTGTTAATCCAGTCTGCAATACGTCTCTCACCTTGGTTATATTGCTCACTAACGGGCCTTAAATGCGTTACAACGGCCTCTGGATAATACTTTCCACCGACTGGAATGTCGTCAAACTTAGAGAATGAGATCTTTCCAATTGGAAGAGGTTTATCGGCAAGCTTGATACCGTTAGCCACAACAATCATTCGGCCTTCAGGATGCTTGGTGGAGGGCTTTTGAAAGTAAGTGATTTCAATTGCGCTATTATTACCAGCCTGAGTTTGATAACCGGTAGCAGTTCCCCTGGCGTTCATGGTGGAGATTCTGCTCTCCCACTGAAGGCTCATAAGCCAAGTCTCTTCAGCTTTTACTTGTGCTCCGTTTTCAGGATATTGATCTTTAAAATATTGAAGGTCTCTCACCTTTGCTCGGATAAGATCATTACATTCATCAAGAGATCTAGCTTGAGGATCGGGGAAAACTTCAAAAGCAGACACGACTTCAACATCGACATCTCCCTCAAATATCCACTCACCATCTTCACCACGAAGCAGTTCTCCTTTTGCATCGTTCCAAAAAGTGTACAAATAAGCGTGGCCGCATTCTTGAAGCCACATGTAGAGAGCAATTCTCTTAAGGTTAAGCTTCAGGTCGTTCCATTTAGAATTCAGAACATCGAGTTTGAATCTAGCGTTGTCTTTAGCATCTTGGGTGTTGTCGTTTGGGATAACATCGTATTTGGGTGGGCTTTTACAAAGCCTAGCTAGCCTATTTTGAAGAGTAGAGATGATCTTGTTGACCTGAATTTGCTTACTTGGAAACGCCGATCCAGGACGATTTATGGGCTGTAAAGTTCGTGTCGCACTGCTAAAACGCAGCCCGTTAAAACCTACAACTGCCGCACAATTATTCATCCAGATGCCCTCATGGGAGATCCTGGTGGCCATAGAGCGACGTTCTTCAAGTTTTTGACGCACCCATGAACTAAGTTCTAACTCGTCTTTTTTTTCTGACATTTCGTCAATTTGTTGAGAGGACTTGGATCTGAATACGTCAAGAAGGCCCATTAGTTAAATCCACCTAAAACACCGCTAGCTTCGTCAAGATAGTCGTCGTCCTCTGAGCGGTGGACCTGAGGAGATTGCTTTTTAGATTCTCTCATATTTTTGGTCATTTCATAGTCGTAGAAGTTGCGGCTCATAATTTTATTGATGAGGGTGTGGATGTGGAATTGTTGAATGAGACAAAGGGTGAGAAGGGCGCCAATGCAGATTAGTTCTGTCATTTGACGATGATTCCGCCGCCAGTCCCGTGCATTTTCTCTTCCATGGACATGTTAAGGATGCGGTCTACTTCTGATAGTTTTCCAATGGGGGAGATGATGATGCCTTTATAGATAAAGAAAGGGGATTTTGGATCTAGGCCACGGGGCATGAAGTGTTTGATGATGGCATCTGAGGCTTCAATAGCGGTTTCGACGCCTTTGGCTAGTTCAACGCGGTTCATGAAGTCTAAGATTTTTTCATTTTGGATGTCGTATTCGTCTTCGAAGTCTTTGGAGACGGTGTCGCGGTTAAGAATCTTCTTGGGTCTGCCCCCCTTGTTTACTGATTTGGGCTCGGTACCATCTTTCATAATTTCCTGCATCGCTTGGGTTAGGTCGCTCATCTTTGATCTCCTTTTGTGGTTTGCTTGCAATTTTAATAATACTTGCAAGAGCATCTATTAAATCATCATATTTGCTTCGAGGGAATTTAGATAATTCATCTTCTAGGTCATTTAAGCCCTGCGCCAAAAACATGTTTCCCCATTCGAATTTAGGGACAAGTCCTAAGATGCGCTGAATTTTGGATTCATCGGATCCGTGGTTAATGCCTTTGATGGGAAGGTTAATGCTTTTTGCTTTGCAGGCTTGGTCGACCATGTGAAGGAGGGCTTGTTGAAAGGCTGTGGATTCGATGCCGATGCAGAAGGGTTTGAACTTTTCATAGAGGACAAAGCAGAGTTCTACGACTTCGGTGGGGTTTAGTTTGTAGCGACGGGCGAATTTGACGTACCAATTGTTATCCACGTCAATGTCGACCACAACAATTGCGGTGAAATCGCTGGATTTCTTCTGTGAGATTGCGGGGTCGATGAATGCGAAGGTGCGTTTGGTTTCAGGCAGAGAGGTGTATCGTTTAATCCACTCTGGTTTAAAGATCATTTCATCAAGGGGGATGATCTCGTTTTGATACTGGTTGGCAAATATGTATGAGCCCATGGTGCGTCTGAGTTTTTCAAGCGCTTGGGCGTTTAGCTTTTCGGGGAAGTAAAGAGAGCCGTCCTCACGGATAGCCCTCTCATATACAATGTCCCAACTCACTCTTTAATGATGGCCTTTGAGAAGGCTTCCCAAAAAGATCCATAAAGCTCAGTTGCGAGTTGGTCTGCCATTTTTTTAATGAAGGCATAGGCGTCATCATCGATGTCAATAATTTGACCGCGACAGACAGCACGAGCAAGTTCCCATTGGGTTTTTTTATCTTCTGGGGCTGGGCATTCAGCTTTTAGAAGGAATTCAGAGATGACAATGCCGACATCAAGACAAGGGGAGAAATATTGATCATTAACGTTTTTTAAAACTATTTTTGTGTCAATTTTCATACTTCTTCTTCTAGCAGTCCTTCAAGAATTTGAGAAGTGAGGCTCTCATCTAAAGCATAATGATGCATGTTAGATTCTTCTTCGTTTTGATTTAGTTCGGCGTCATCACTGGTGGCAAACCTGTAGAGAGAAGCAATGGTTGCTTGGTTTTTTAAATCGTGACCAAGAAAAAGAACTTTGTAGAATTTACCGTTTTTTTCAAACATTAGATTACCCACCATCCAGTTGAGGTAGCGCCGGCTGCTACAACGGATGTCCTTGCGTATTGAGTTGTTAGTGGGACGGAGGCCGCACCATCAATTGTTTCACCCGAGAATGCTGCAACGAGTACCGTGTTAGCTGAAGCGTCGATTTTTTTAATTAAGTATCTTCTACCAATAAGGGTTGTGACGCCACTTGGGAGAGTAATGGTTACAGTTCCGCCAGTTGCATCGGCAACAACAGCACAGTGGCTGGCACCCAGGGTTAAATTTGTTGATGTAGATGCATAGGCAATATCCATACCTTGGCGCATTTGAACAACGTCTCCAAACCGAGCCAGACCTAGGCCTGTTTGAATGGAGAAGTTTGTGGATGCACCAGTAATGGAGCCAATATTTATACCACATTTAAAGGGTCCAGTTGGGTATGCGTCTGTAGCAATCCTTATGGCGTTATAGCTTGAAATGTCTGCCTGATATTGCCCTAGAGCACCGGAGTTTTGGAAGGCGTCTATGTATATCCCACCAACGCCATTAGCAGAAGTATTTGTATAACTAGCTCCTACGGTTGAAATTAACCGATTAGTAATTCTGTATCCATAAATTGTGGCGGTATCTGTGACGGTATTTCCGGCGGTATTTCTATCGATAATAGAGTAGAAGGCATGTTTTTGCCCACCTACGGCGGAAACAGTAGAGGGGATTGTAACCCTAGCCAAATTAGATGCCATGGCGTTTGCGGCACCGGCGACCGTCTCTGTAAACAAAGAAACAATTTTAGATTGCCATCCAGTTCCGCCGCCTTCTGTGGCAGTTCCTACCAATAAATTTCCGTTGGTGACGCTAAATCTTCCTCGATCAGTATTGTTTTGATAGAAAATTAAAGCGGTATCTTCTCTGTTTCTAATTTCAGCGTTAGCAGAAGAATCAATACCAAGATCAAAACCATCTGAGGAAGTTTGACCAGTTGTTGTGCCAGCAGTGAGCTTTATGGTTGAGGCCGTGGCCGTTCCTGAGTCTAAATGAAGTCTGGCTGCGGCGTTATAAGCCGTTGGACCTGCACCTCTATTTAAGAACAGGTTTCCAACACTGCTCATTGAGTAACAAACCGAATTTCCGTAAATGAAAGCAAAGTGGGGGGTTCCTGCAAGCAAGACTAGTCTGTGGCCTACTAATCCTGAAATACCAGCGGGGGATGGTTCTGTGAACATTTTAAGACGGAAGTTACCAACGCCATCGTTTCCAAAGGCCGCAACGTTTGCCTCACCACTTGTAACGCTGTTTGCAAGCATTCCAACGCCTAAGGCAAGGGAACCGCCTCCAAACAAGGGGGTAGCTCCGCCACCAATTTTAAGCCTGTTGTTTGTGTCGTCCCAAGAAAAGTTAACGTTGTTTTGAGATAACTGAGAACCTGCCCCGATAAAAAGGACAGAGCCTTGAGTTCCGCCAGTGATGACAGAACCAATCGATACAGTTGTTGCGCCAGTGGCGACGTCTCCACCAATGTTGATTGAAAAAATACGCATGGGTTACACTCTTGTTACAGGGACGTTTAATCCCCGCAGAAGTTGACAGGTCATAGTTGCGCCAATTGCGCTTAAAACAATATCTCCGGATAATTGAAGAGCGACGATTTCATTAGTGTCGACCAGATATTGATTGTTAGTGGCAAAAGTAGAACCATAAACAACGCCTTGGTTGGTGAAAGTGCCACCCTGAATCACAAGAGATCCGCCGCCCACCCATTTGAGCAGTGCGCTTACTTGAAAAGGAACGGCAGTAATTGTTGCATTAAGTGAGGTACCAATAACTAGCGTTTCAGCTAGAAGGTCCCTGATGTCATTTTGTTTATTGCTCATTTAGAAATCCCCTCTTATGACCATGATCGTATCATCATAATAGTGCCATTGTTTTGCGTTATAAAAAAGAGATTGTCCCTCATTTACAAACTCTCTCGGAGTGTAAGCCCGCAAATGTTGGATGCCGGACTTTTCAAAATCAGGGGTTCCCTGTCCAAAAGTATACTTCGGAGTGCTTAAAAAAACTGCAATTGGGTCTGGGCAATGTCGAATAAATGCTTGCTGCAGCTCTTGAGTCTTGTGCATGTGCTCAATAACCTCAAAGGCCACAAAAACCGTTGGACCAGTTGATTTGTCTTTCCAATAATCACCCAAAAGGTCTCGAGCTTTGGCTTGAACTTTTTTATGCAGAGCAATGCTTTTGTATGTGAACTTAAGGTTTGCATCTTTGAGGCCAAAGGGTAGCCAATAATCACCTGGACCAAAGTCTACAATGTGGGGGGTGATGGATTTCTCGTTCATTTCTCTAACGTAGTCTTTGATAATTTTACCGCGGGCTAGAAGATCGATTGTTTTGGTGTTTTTAAACTCTTCAGATGGGTCTTCAGCATAATCATCGCCGGTTAAAATATTATTTAAGATGAGTTGTTTTAGATTATCTATGGGTTTTGGCTTTTGATCTCTTAATTGAGCCGGGAGAAGTTCAAGAACCTGTAGGGCTCTTTCGGTTTCGTCTTGTTTTATAAGATAATGAGCAATGGTTAGGTAGCTTTCCAAAGGAAACGTCATTGGTGTGGTTATAGTGACATGGATTTTGAATAGTCAAAAGGGCTAGTCAAAGATCTTTTGGACGGGTGGGGCTTTGTGGTTTTGGTGAATTAGATCACTATCGGTATCATCAAAGATTTCGTTATCAAGAATGTAGCCGATTAAATCGTTTTGAGAGTATCGGGTTCCGACCACTACAATTGGGGAGCTGGTTGGGTGCTCCATAATAGCTTGAAGGTGTTTGTAGTGGTCGATAACCTTTTTACAGCCCTCCACGGTGTGTGAGTTCTTTGGAGAGTTGATGTCATCAATAATCGCAACATCATAATGTTGACCAGTTTTTTCTGTGCCAATTCCACCACATGTTATGGAGGCCTCTTTTTTAATAATTTTACGCGTGGCGACAATAATTTCACCTTCATTCCAGACGTTGGAGCGGAGGTTTCCAAACATGTCTCTGAAGTTTCTGGATTGCATGTGGCCTTTTATTTCGCGAAGTAGGTTTTTGGAGTTTCCGTAGAGTTCAGAGTCCAGGAAAATGCGTAGGTTTGGGTTGTTCAGTAAAAGCCAAATTGGATATGCGATAGAGCATATTGATGATTTAAAGCAGCCTCTAGGGACTACGATGAGTTTTCTTGGGGATGGCCTGGATAGAGCGTCACAAATGGGACCATGAGTGCGCTTTGTCATGTGAGCGTATCCGAGACCGTATTTTGCGAACTTAAAGAGAGATTCTTTGTATTGTTCAACTAAGAGTTCTTTAAGGGCGATTCTTTCTTTTTCACTCATCTTTCATGACTTGCCGCAATTGATCTTTAAGATCGTCGATTTCTTTTCTGGTTGCGGGGTTAACCGATTGCTCGATGTCTCTGAAGTCTTTTTGGCCTAATAAGTTTTGCCCGAGCCATTTTAGCATCATGGGCTGGCCCTCAAGGGCTGATTTAAATTGGGCACGGCGAAGGGACATTTTGCCCTTAGAGCGACCCTCTTCCATGATGTGCATGAAACGGCGTTCAAGCGTGTCCTTGGAGCATTTAAGAATGAGAGCCATTTCTTCGGTTGTACAATGAATGGATGCGAGATCGCGTAGAAGATTTTCGTCTATTTTTTTAAAAAGTCTAGCCACCTAGAGTTCCTTTCGGATTGTTCGAGGGAAAATTGATCTTGTATTATGAATGAGCTGAAAGAGAATAACAAGAGGGGTGGGAGATGAATCGAAGATTAGTGGGTCGTCGTGCTCAAAAAAAGGGTTCAGGCTTTGAAATAGCTTTTGAGGCAATATGTAAGGCTCAAAAAATAGGGTGTGTGAGAATTCCTGATGGTTGCAAGAAAGTTTTTGGGGGATTTGGGGGTTTTCCAAAATTAAAACAAGTAAAAAGCCCTTTTGACTTTATCTTAGCCTTCAATGGGCGGTGCTGTGCCCTTGATGTGAAGAGTTACGCTCAGAAAAGATTCTGTTACAGCAATATTAATCCAAACCAGGTTAAGCAGTTAAATAAGATTTACCAAAAAGACGTATCAGCTGGTTATTTAGTTTTCTTTAGCCGACAAGGATATTTTTGTTTTTTTAATGCAGAAAAGCTAGGGGCTCTTAAGCCTCGGGAATCTCTGGGTATTGAAGATGCAGATATTTCCATGCGATCTGATGCGTTGGATTTAACGGCTTTGTTTGGGGATTGATGGGAGACTGACAGAAGCACCTATGAGGCCGCTTTCTTTTGGAATCAGCCTTAAAAGTGGGTTTTCATTAATCATGGTCTGTCTAAGGTCATGGTTTAGGTCATATTCAGCTAAAATTACTTTTTTATCTTCAGAAAATTTCCAGCTAACCTTTGGGCCATAATAAAACACAAGAGTCGCAAAAGTATTATTAGCACTATAGTTTTTTTCATAAAGCATGGGGCCAAGTTTTCTTAAATCTGAATTTCTAAATTTACATCCATTTTTCTTAGCTTTTTCAAAAAGGTCTACAAGTTGGTAGGTTGTTTGATCAAAAGCTTTTTTACTCTTTGAATTTTTGCTGTTCATCACATTCCTCAAAATGGTTGGGGATCTAGGATTCGAACCTAGGGATGCTAGAACCAAAGTCTAGTGTGTTAACCAGCTTCACCAATCCCCAAAAAAACTATTTAATCTAGTTTCACGTGAAACAATATATATGCGATCGTGAACTATTTGGAAATCATATCTCGCAGAAACGCGTTTAATGAGAGATGAGATTTTTCAGTATGTGGTCGCATACTTTTAATCTCCATTTAGAACTTGTAATTCTTTTTCTAGGTCGCGATTTATGGCGTTTTCTTCGCTGAAACCTGATTTATAGCGCGCTTTTAGTTTTTCAATGTTTAGTTTGGCTATTTCATCAAAAGAACAATTCAAATCTCTGCAGAGAAGAGCGACATACCAAAGAATATCACCAAGCTCTTCTTTT